GAATGATTAGTACATTTGATGTAGAAACAAGTTTTCAAATAACAGAAGAGGGTAAGTTAGACCCATCACCAAAAAACCCAGATAACTTTTTAGTATCGCTTGGTATCAATGATGAGTATGTATTTTTTAAACATAGAGATTTTAAAGGTATACCAGATAGAAAAAAGATACAAGATATATTAGATAAAACTACATTACTTGTTGGGCATAATATTAAATTTGATTTGCTATGGTTATGGGAAGTAGGTTTTAAATATTCTGGCAGAGTATATGATACCATGATAGGCGAATATGTAATGAATAAAGGTATTAAAAGACCTTTGTCATTAAAGGCATGCTGTCAATTTAGAGGTGTTGTGCAAAAATCTGATTTAACAGAACAGTATATGAAAGATAAAGTATCGTTTCAGTATATACCTATTCATATTGTTGAAGAGTATGGTAGACTAGATGTTAAAGCTACAAGGTCTTTGTTTGATGCACAGATGCTACAATTTAAAAAGCCACAACACGCTCATCTTGTTAAGACACTACAGAACATGTGTCATTTTTTAGTTGTCCTTACTAAGATGGAAAAGAATGGTATTTACATTGATACAGAGGCATTAGCTACTGTTGAGAGAGACTTTCAAGAAGAGTATGATAAACTTCGTGTAGAAATAGATGAGATTATTCATTCTCGTATGGGCGATACAAAGATAAACCCGGCAAGTACAGAGCAGTTATCGTGGTTAGTGTATGGTGTAAAAGTAAAAGATAAAAAAGAATGGGCACGAATATTTAATTTAGGTGTTGACCCAGTAACTAAACGTCAAAAGCGAAGACCTAAATTTACTAGCACACAACTAAAACAATTATTTGCTAAACATTTAGAGCCTGTTCAAAAAACAAAAGCACATCAATGCCCATCTTGTAAAGGTAAAGGTGTTGTACAAAAGATAAAAGTAAATGGAGAACCTTATAAAAATCTAAGTAAATGTGTAGAGTGTAATGCACAAGGTTTTGTGTACACAGATTTAAAAGATAAAGCGGGCTTTACTGCTTTCCCAGATTCTGTTATGGATGTATCAGAAGGTGGATTTAAAACAGATAAACTTACACTTGTTAAAATGGCAAAACGAGGTGACCAATTCTTAAAAGTATTTGTTGAAAAGATTACTAGGTATAGTGCTTTAGAGTCGTATCTAAACACCTTTGTTGATGGTATAAAAAGACATACAACAAAGAAAGGCTATCTCTATCCTAGTTTTATGCAAACTGTAACGGCAACTGGCAGGCTCTCTAGTCGTAATCCTAACTTCCAAAATCAACCAAGAGGTAATACCTTTCCTATTCGTAAAGTTATTGCATCAAGGTTTGAGGGAGGTAGGATTATGGAGATAGACTTTGCCCAGTTAGAATTTAGAACTGCTGTGTTTCTTGCACAGGACAAACAAGGTATTGAAGATATTAAGAATGGTGTTGATGTTCATCAATACACTGCAGATATTATTGGGTGTTCAAGACAAGAGGCAAAAGCACATACTTTTAAACCTTTGTATGGCGGTATGTCTGGTACAGAGAATGAAAAGAAATATTATTCTGCATTCTTAAAAAAATATCCAGATATAAAAGCTTGGCATGAAAAATTACAAGATGAAGCTATACGAAGAAAAGTTGTTACACTACCTACAGGCAGACAATATGCTTTTCCAAAAGCAGAAAGAATGCCATGGGGTGGTTCGAGTTTCTCTACACAGATAAAAAACTATCCTGTGCAGGGATTTGCCACGGCTGATATTGTACCTCTTGCTTGTATTTTAATACAACAGCTTCTCGAAGAGAACAATACAAAGAGCCTACTTATCAATACTGTCCATGATTCTATCGTGGCTGATGTATTCCCCGGTGAGGACGAAATTGTCGCTGAGTCCTTACGCAGTGGTTGTTTAGGGGTGGTACAAAAAATGAAGGACATGTATAACATAGATTTCAATGTTCCTATGGATGTTGAAATTAAAGTAGGCTCTAATTGGCTAGATACTAAAGTTTATGCTTGACAATCCCGCTAGAAATGCTACTATTATAATTAAATTAACCATGGAGGTTTTATGGTAAATGACTTACAAGCATTTGAATCCTTAAGTAAAGAGGAAATAATGCGAATGACAGGACAGGATGATGGCTCTGTAATTAGTACAGGTACTCTGTCTCGTCTAACAATAAATAGGTCTGCAGAAGATGATGATGGAAATCAATTATCTGCAGGTGTCTATACAGTATATGACTCTGGAATAGAGGCTAAAGTATACAGTATAAAAGATAAGGCTATACAATTTAGACCTTTTATCAATGCCTATCAATACATGGAATATGATGCTGATAATAATCAGTATTCTTGTTCTTCTGTAATATTTAAATCATGGAAGGATGAACCCATTGATACTAATGGGGGAGTCAGATGTGGTAAAGTAATAGGTAAAGATAAAGAACAGCTTACACAAGCTGAAATAGATTCTCAACGCAACATTAAATGTTATCGTTTAGTGTATGGATTATTATCTATGGATGCTACAACAGCAACAGGGGATGCAACAACTGTTGATGCAATGCCTGTATTGTTTCGTGTAACAGGGTCTAACTTTACACCCATTGGTGAGGCACTGAAAAGTCTCAAAGGAAGAGACAGTTTAATGCAGAACCATATCTTAAACTTAACCACGAAACGTAAAAAGGCAGGTAGTAATGTG